TGTTTGAATCGCCTACAACTGGTAACTGGAAAAAATCTGCCGATAAAATTAGTTGAATACCCCCAAATGGATTTTCATTTTTACGAATTACTCTTGCTAGTTGCTCAATCTTATCAAATAATACTGGTGATAACATTGAAACCTCATCTATTATCAATAGATCTAATTCTTTCCATCTTTTATGCATATAAGAATTCTTTTTAATATTTAAATATAGTTGAGATACATCAGCCTTTCCAAGGCCAATTCCTAAAAAAGAATGCAATGTTGAACCTCCTATCAAAATAGCAGATGTTCCGGTAGTTGAAGTAATTCCTATTTTAAATGAACTATATTTTGATGCAACTTTTTCTATTACAAATGATTTACCATATCCTGCTGGTGCAGTCATTAAAATATTTTCTCCTTTATTTATTAAATCGAATGCGCATTGTTGTTTTTCTGATAACTTTTCAGGATTTTTAGATTTTTTTGTAAATTTCAAGTCATTTATTGTTTCAATGAATGATTTATTATTATTCTTTGGCGGCTGAGATATATTATTTTCTATAGGTTTATTCATAGGTTTATTCTTAGGTTTATTCAACAATGAAACTATTACCTCATCATCATCTATATTCTTGGGTTTAGGTTTATTCTTAGGTTTATTTAACAATGAAACTATAACCTCGTCGTCATCATCTATATTATTATCGTAAGTCATTGAATCTGTTGAAGAAGTATTGTTCATTTCATTCATTTTTTCAATTTTTAGTTTATTATTTTCTGAAAAATCCAAAGAATCAAATCTTTCAACATCATAACCTTTATCTATCAATTCTTTCATTCTATATAAAAGAAGTAATTCAGATTCATCTTCCATAATTTCAACACGCATTTTTAGATAATTTGATTGGTTTGGGTGTAAAATCACAAGAAATAACTCTTTAATTGGAATATTATAAAATCTTTCTAAAATTATTCGATATAAATTCAATTGTAAAGCGTAATGATAATAATTGCAATCTAATACATTCTGAAAAGGATATTTGCCTTTTTTATTATTATAAGATTTCATATTAATTTCTTTACTTCTTTTCCAATCAAATATCACAAATGTTCCATCATCTACATTTTGAAATAAAGCATCTATCGAACCTGTTATTTTTAAAATTTCAGAAAAAACTAGAAATTCTGTTCGATATATTTCATATTTCTCATTATGATCATTGTAAAAATTTAGAAAATATTGAAATTCCACAGAATCATTTTCAGGATGAATATTGTTGTAAAAATCTTCAATATCCTTATGTAAATCCGTTCCTTTCCCCGAACTTTCATTACGATTCGTTTCCCACATCTTTTTTATGATTTCAGGATCCATTTTATAATATTTATAATCAGGATCATTTTCATATTCATACTTTTTTAGAATTCCACTAACTATTTTATCTGTGTCAAACTCACTGAAAAAAGACTTTATATATGTTGTCGCTGATACAACATCAGTGTCATTGCCATCAATCCAATATTTATGACCTTTTTCTCTGAATCGAATTCTATCATCAAGTTCATGTTTATTTTTCAAACTAAGCATTATCTGGTTGTTATATTTTTTTTATATAAATAATATATAAAAAATCAATTTCGTTTTTTCTAAAGAACTTTAAATTTCCATTCGAAATTTTTCGGATCTTTTTTTGTTCCGGCCAAAAATTTTCGACACATTGAAACATTTACTTTCATGCCATCCGCTGCTTCTTTTATACAATTGAAATTTTTATGTAAAACACCATCCTTATATATTTCAACAGGCTTCATATATTTTTTAAATGGAGCTACTGGTTCTATTTGAGAAATTATTGCATCATTTTCAACATATCTCCACACAAATCCAAATGACACAAAATTATTTTTTATTGCACCATATAAACTTCTTTTACTTTTCTGACCCAAATATCGACATGCTTCTGCAACTGATTTATGAGTCTGAATAAATTCACCATCTGTATTATATTGTGCAACCATTCTAGTTGTTTCATCGTCATCCGATTCTTCTTCGTTGTTTTCATCATTGTCTTCTTCTTCGTTGTCTTTCGGTTCAGAATCAGAATCTTTAATTTAACACGTTTAGACATAAAGTTAATCAAAAAGCGATTTAAATTCTATTTTCTTTTACAAAATAAAAAGAAAATAGATGTGAAATAATCATCGTTTTATTTTGTTGAAACGATGATTATTTCACATCTATTTTCTTTTTTCAACGCCTTTCGATTAGATTTTAGACCCAGATTTTATACTTACCGAGTATAAAATTCGAAAATTGGGGTGTATTTTACCCTACCAGAAAGAAATAAAAGTCCAGCCACATTCCTGGAATAAAACTTTACATACTTCGTCATGAAAGTGCTTTCTGTCTATGGTTTTGAGGATTGTGAAATCTTCTTTTTTGCATGGATGTCGCCATTTCACTAAAAGCTGATACAGAATGTATTGGGTGTTAATAAAGTTTTTCCTATCAATATGTTTAAATTTTTTGTCGTAAGCTTCTGTGAGGCAATCGAAATCGTTGAGTAATTTATCTTCAAGGTATCCGATGTTGTCTGGTTTCTTCCCGGTAATATTATAATGGATCAAATTCGTGTTTTCGTAATGCTTGGTAAATTCCAATTCTTTAAGAAAAATATTTATATGTTCTTTTGTAATATTTTTAAATCTTATTTCTTTTGAAGTCTCTTTATCACCTTCCAATAAATGATGAAGTCCAAATTGATTTTCTAATTGTTCATAAACTTCCGGTGCAATTGTAGCCAGCTGCTTGCCTTGATATTGTTTTATAGTATCTCTGAAGTGAATTTTTCTGTCGTAGCAGTACTTCGTACTTATATTAATTCGATTGATATCTCTGTACGAAGACACGTTCTTTAAAATTAATTGTTGCGCTGAACAATTTAAACATATGTAAATATTTGTGTGATCGTCAATATCAAACTCTTTACATGAACAATTTTTACATATAATTTTTTCCTTCTTCTCAATATTCATATTTAAATCTATGTATTTTGAGGCAACTTCTAAATATTGATTAATTATATTATTTTTTTCTCTATTATTTTTTGAAACTTTTCCAACGAAGCTCATTTTCAATGGCGAATTTAAAATTTCTTTGTATTTTTCTACTAAGTCTACGCTTTCTAGCATGTAAAAATTTAATGAAATGTTTTCTTCAATGTCTTTAATGTAGTCTTTTATGTCTGATATGTTATTTTGTAGAGTGTCTTTGACGCCGTGTCTAATATTTTCAATTTCCAAACTTTTATTCATGTCTTGCAGACGTTCTTTTAATTTTCCTAGAGTTTGCTTTTTTTTTTCGAAATTACCTAATATTCTGTTATTTATATCCAAAATATCAATCTCGTTTTCACTGTTTTTAGACATTTTTTTCAGTTCTTTGAATAAAAAAATTATATGTTTAACTTGATATTTTACGCATTTTTATTAAAATGTCAATAATTCCGCGCTCCGCCAATCGCAGGAATACTTGTTACTGATTATGTATTTTACTTCTCCGGAGTATTTTTACACATTTTCGTGACGTTATCGAACATGTGTGTCATAATAGCTTAAAGACATGTTTTATTATATAATAAAAAATGGAAACTCTTAACATTGTTAAACTTATTAATGACTCTAGTTCAGCTACTATTCTATCTGAAAAGTATTCGGCTAAATTATTGACTAAAATAAAAGAAAATTTTACGATTTCACAACAACAAATGTATGTGGCCAATTTTTATTGTTTTCTGAATCATGATTGTGATAAAGATTTCATTATTGATTTCGATAATGTCTGGAAATGGGTTGGATTCACAAGGAAAGATAATGCAAAAAAATTATTAGAAAAATTTTTTAAACTTGACATTGATTATAAAATAGTTTTCCTGCGATTGGAGGAAAACCTACTTGGTGGGAGACCGTCTGAGACAATAATGTTAACAATAAACACTTTCAAAAAGTTTTGTTTGAAGGCTGGTACAAAAAAAGCTGATGAAGTTCATGACTATTACATAAAACTTGAAAAATTATTGAATGAAACGGTCAATGAACAGACGAATCAACTTATGAAACAATTAGATTATCAAACTAAATATCATTTAAGTGAGATGGAGAAAATGAAGAAAAAGCTTGAAAAAAAGAAAAAGATTAAGTATGAATTGACACATTCAGTATATATCATAAGTAACCCTTTTTTCAAAGGTTATTTTAAAATAGGAAAATCTTCTTCGATTAACAATAGAATGGATAGCTATGTAAGCGGATCTCCTGTTGATTATAAAATAGAATATTTATGTAAAGTTAGAAATAAAACAGAAGAAACAATTGTTGAATGCATGATTTTACAAATTTTAAGTGCTTATACTGTAAAAAATCATCTTGATAATGATAGGGAATGGGTTTTTGGATTAGATTTGGAAACTATTAAAAAAGAAATGAATGAATGCGTTCAATATTTAAATACACGAAGAGAAAAATATGACAATTTGTTTAACGTAATGAAAGAACAAGAATACAAGAATGAAGAAACAATTGAAACAAAAGAAGATAAGGATAAAGAAGATAATTACGACGAAGAAGAGAAAGAAGAAGAGAAAGAAGATGAAGAAACAAAAGAAGAAGATAAGGATAAAGATAATGACGGCGAAGAAGAGAAAGAAGATGAAGAAACAAATATAGAAGACAACGATAAAGATAATGACGTCGAAGAGAAAGAGGATAAGAATGACGAAGAACTAAAAGAAGAACATGAAAATGTTCAAACTCCTCAAAAATGCATTTCTAAATATGACGTTGATTTATCGACTATTGGAATAAAAAGAAATAACCCAATAGAGTTCGATCAATTTATAATTGATTTCTGTATTTTGGGTGAAGATTTATTTGAAATACAGACAGATTTAAGATGCGCTTTTAAAATTTGGAGCAGATGCGAACTGGATTCTGTCCAAAAACAGTTTGATGATTATATGAATCAAAAATTTCAGGATACTAGATTATTTTTGGATAATCAGCGAAGACATGTTTATAAGGGAATAAAATTAAAACCACTTGTATATAAGAAAACGAATATGAATTTCGATTTTGAGGAATTTATAGACAAGAAGTGTGAAATTAATCATTTACATAGAATAAGTCACAATGATTTCTTTCATTTTTTTACTTTGTGGAAGAAAGAAGGGGATCCGGAATTTGAATTAAAAAGACCCGATGCTACTAAAATAAAAGAAATATTGGAATTGTCTTTTGCGAAAGCCAGAATTCAACATTCCGTGAATAGTAAGACAAAAAATTTGTGGGGTGTTTTAGGTATCGGAATGAAAGAAAATAATTTTGGTCAGATAGAAAAAAAACGTAATAATAAGAAGGTTGGAGAATTCGATATAGTAACAAATGAATTATTGAAAGAATATGATTCGATTTACTGTGCTTCCCAACTTTTGAAGATACCATTTACATCTTTTGGAAATTATATTCGAACTCAGACAGTAGTGAAAGGAAAATATTACAAACTTCTATAATTTTAATATATTTTCAATATTAAAATTTAATTACAAAAACGACTTATATTTAATTACATTTTACTTTTACCCAATCTCCTTCATAATTATTTCTTATCCAATCACCTTGATAAACGTCTCCATTAGAATAAGAAATTTTTCCTTTTCCGTCCCTCTCATCATCAATCCAATTTCCTTCATAAACACTTCCATCATTCCAAAACATTAAACCTACACCTTCTCTTTTACCATTTACCCAATCGCCATAATAAACAGAAAGATTTTGATAAGTCATTCTTCCTTTTCCTTCTTTTTGTCCATAAGCCCATTCTCCATCGTAAATAGATCCGTTTGAATATATCATCTTCCCTTTACCATCAAAATGATTATTGATTATATGACCTGTATAAACAGAACCATCTGAATATGTCATTTTTCCTTCCCCTTCAAATGTGTTATTTACACAATCTCCTTCATAAAAACTTCCATTAGTCCAATACATTTTTCCTTTCCCTTCTCTAACATTATTAGTCCAATCACCTTCATAAACTGTTTTATCTTGTAAAACCATTATTCCTTGACCTTCAATAACATCATTTGTCCAAAAACCTTCATATTTGTCTCCATTTTCCCAATAATATTGACCATACCCTTCTTTTACCCCATGAACCCAATTACCATCATATATATCTTTGTTTTTGTGAAACATAACTCCTTTACCTTCCATGATGTCATCAACCCACTCACCTTCATAGATATCTCCATTTTTTGCAAATGTCAATCTTCCGGAGCCATGTCTTTTGTATCCAACCCAATCACCTTCGTAAACATCTCCATTTAAGAAACGATATTTACTACATTTTTCTTCGTTATCATCATTAGGTAAATCGTCGTCAGGTTGTTGTTCAGGTTGTTGTTCAGGTTGTTGTTCAACAACCTTTTCGTCATCAATTAACACAAAATGATTGTAGCAAAATTTCACACCATTGTTTTGTTTATACAATGGGCAATTGCATAACTTTCCTTTTCTTTTACCTGAAATATTAATAGTTTCACAACCTCCGTTCCAACTTTTGTCAAAAGCTGATGATGCTTGATATTTATTTCGAAGATTTCGTTTGATAGACATTTTTCTTAAGAGTGAAATAATTTAGAAAAAAATCAAGAAAAAATCAATTTTTTGAATAAAAACTCTTACTTATAAAATACAATTCTAATCAAAGTGGATAATGAGTTCTGTTATATGTGAAATAAAATGTTATTTTTATTTATTTGTTTAAATAAAAATATGAATCGGCTAATAAACAGAATTAAAAATCTAAGAAAAAGAAATAGAATAGTACCAATAGAAAACCAAAATGAGATTCCAAGCTCAATAAGTCCTATTCCAATAAAGAAGAGAAGTCCAAGAAGAAGTCCTAGTCCAATAAAGAAGAGAAGTCAAATAAATAAGAGTCCGAATAAGAGAAGTCCCGATAAGAAGAGTCCAAATAAGAGAAGTCCCAATAAGAAGAGTCCAAATAAGAAGAGTCCAAATAAGAAGAGTCCGAATAAGAGAAGTCCAAATAAGAAAAGTCCTAATAATAAGAAAAGTCCTAATAATAAGAAAAGTCCTAATAAGAGAAGTCCTAATAATAAGAAAAGTCCTAATAATAAGAAAAGTCCTAATAATAAGAAGAGTCCGAAAAATAAGAAAAAATCTTCTAGACCATGCACATATTGTGGAAATAATTTATTATCACCTTTATTGCAAGCTAATGGAGGAGATTGTGTTATAGGAACTAATTATCAATGTTTAAAAAAAGGAATTGGGTATGGAATGAATTCCCCAATAGATCTTGAATTTATTAATTATGAACCTATAGACCAACCAGAAAATATATATTGTGGCGATAAACGTCCTTTACCAGATAGATATGAAAGATTTGGAAGACGTTCAAGTTGTTTAAGAAAAGGTGTTGGTGTAGGAAAAAGAATAAAAATTGAAAGAGAGGGTTTAAATGTATAACAAAATTATTTTTGTTTTTTTTAATATGATTATAGTTTAAAAATTGATTATTTAAAAAAAAAATAGTAAAAAATCACAACTAGAGAAAAATGAAAGACAAGTTAAAAAAGATTTTTCAATATGCATCTGATTTTCATTTAGAAAAAGGTTTTAAACGTGGCATTGCACCAAAAACCCCTAATTTAATTTTATGCGGGGATATCGGACACATTTTCCAAGATTCTTATGAAGAATTTTTATTGAATAAAACATCGCCGTATTTTGATAGAGTTTTCGTGTTGTCAGGAAACCATGAGTATGATGATTGTGAAAGAGATTTCTCCAAAGTTGATGAAAGAATAGAAAATATTTGTTCAAAGAGGAATAATCTTGTATATTTACAAAAAAAATCTTATGTCTTGTCAGAAAAGGATAATATTAGTTTAATGGGATGCACTCTGTGGTGTGATCGACCAAAATCTAAATTGGAGTTGCATAAAGATCACAAATTATGGATTTCAAATATGTTATTTGAAAATCCGCATATAAATTATGTGGTTGCAACCCATCATTGTCCTTTATTTGAATGTATTGGTCAGAAACACTACGAAAGGATTCCTAATTATTTTGCAAGTAATCAATCAAAATTAGTGTCGATGCCAAATGTTATACAATGGATTCATGGGCATTCACATAGAAATAGGGATTTTCTTTATAAAAATAAATGGATAGTTAGTAATCAATATGGAAGTTTTGAAAAACCAAGTATTGGGTATAAAATCTAAAGTTTGAATAATCCGAATAATTTATGTAAATCATCGACTGAATTTAGTTGTTGTTTATATTCACTGCATATGTTATTTTCACATTTAATTTGGTGTATATATCCAGAAACATTACCGTTTATTATTTGATGATGTTTTTTTTTAGATTTAAGGTGTTTTCTGGATTTTTTACCCCTTCTTTTGCTTCTAAAGATTCTTCTTTTATTTATTGATCTATATTTTTTCGATCTAGCCATTTTTTATTTTAAAAAAAGAAAAAAAATATTTAATTTTTTACTTGTATCCATAATAGTATTTTATATCTCTGTTCAATTCATCTTTCATTTGAGCATATTTTTCGTCTTCTTCTTCGACGCAACACAACAAACATGTAAATATAGTAGATACAAAAGTAAATATAGTAGATGTAAAAGTAAATAAAAATGCGCCCATTATATTTTATAACTTTTTATTTTTAAAACAGAAAATGATTTTTTGAAAAAAAATTTACAAAAAAATAGAATGAGTTTGAACACAGAATTTACATGCGGTCTAGATGACATTGAAATACAAGATTTGATTATAACTGATGAAAATGTTCATTATTATTCATCTTTTAGTTTTATTTTCAAAAATGAATCAATTGATTCATATTTTTCAGCAGACTCTATGTATATTTCGTCTGAAGAAATTTCAAGTTTTATAGAAAAAATTTCAAATTATGAAAATGACATTTTAGGTGAATTATTCAATGATACGGAATGTTATTCAGTTTATTTAAATAATAAGGTTTTATCATTTTCGTGTTTTTTCAGTTATAATATGAACTTTAAAATAAAAATAAATAATGATAATATACAAGATGTCCTGAATGTTTTTAATAAATTGTTTGATTTTAAAAAAAAATTTGAAGAATGTGATGTTGGTATTTCCGACGTTGAAGAACAACAAACTGATTTAAATCAAGTTGATGAAACTTTGTTATTTTAATACTACTTATATGAGTATTAAAATATATATCATGTGTATATATATTATGTGTAGTAATCGTAATTGACTTTAGGTTTTTTGTCAGAATTATATTTTTTCATCATTTCTATAGCATCATTTATGTCTTCTTCAGATATTTTAAATTTTAAATTCGAGCTTTTTCCAAAAATTCTTTTAGAGTGTGCAAGTTTTATTTTTGAAAATAAATTTTCACATGAACCACCTGCATCTTTAAACAAATCCTTTTCTTTTATAATCATATTTTTCAAAAAAGTGGTATCAACTGAAATTTCCCAATTACTTTCATGAATCATTTTCTTAATAATTTCAGCTAATTCTTCTTCAGCGTATTTTTCGATGTGATGACCCCATGCAAATCGTCGACGTAAACCCTCATTCATTCCAAAAAAACATTTTTCTATTTCATCTTTATAACCAGCTCCTATGAAAACAAAATCATTTTTATGCTCGGATAAGAATGCATTTATCGTATCAATTGCTTCTTTGGCATACGAATCTTTGTCAGTTCTACCTGAACTCATAGCGTAAATTTCATCTACAAAAATAACACCTCCAAGGCAAGAAGTCAGTAATTTTTTGGTTTTTGCGGCAGTCTGACCAAGATATTCACCAACAAAATCTTCTCGATGGGCTAATTTAAATTTAGAATTTTTAGAAAGAATTCCCAATTTTTGATATATCTTTGATATGATGTGCGCTAATGACGTATTATGTGATACTGTAAAATCTCCAAGTAAAAATCTATGATTTCCATCTAATTCAAATCCATAATAATCATCTTCTTCTAATTTATCAACTTTTATTCCTGAAACAAGAACATTTTTAATTTGTTTTCTAGGATCTGCTCTTTTTCTTGGAATTATAGTTGGTATTTGTTCAATTCCTTCACCACTTATATGAATTCGAAAAGCTTTTCCGTAGTTTTTAACACCCTTGTAAGTCCAAGAAGTATTTTTCTCTTTTTTATAACAAGCAAATCCAAGACTTCTTACAATATATACCACATCATTCATTAGAACTTCGTTTTTTTGTGTAAATTCAAAAATACCACCAGAACTTAAATGACCATCGCTATCTAGTAGTCCTGCAAGAAGTTTTAATCTATTTTCCCTTGAATTAAATTTGTAAATATCAGGAATATGTTTATTATTTTTTAAATTTAGATCTTTGAGAGTGTTTAGTAAAATATTTGAATCTACTAATCCTGAATATCCTCTAATTGTATAATCATATTGGTCTTTATAATTCAAATATAGGTTATATTTTACTAAATTTTTATTGAAATAATGTAATACAGTAGAATCTTGGCATGAAATAATTGCACCTCTACTACCACCATCACCTAGCCAATATCCTATCATATATGGATCAAATGGTAAATCTTTTTCAGGAAATTCTATTGGAACTTTGTATCCTTTCATTTTATTTTTGATTGATTTTGATAATTTCAAATAATCCTGAACTGAAATATCAACTCTTAAATCATTTTTAAGAGAATCCTTAAACTGTTGAGCTTCAAAAAATACTTCTTCTTTAATTTTAGTTTTATAAGAAAAATCTTTTGTGTTGAGTTTCAACTCATTGTTATTAAACCATTTAACAGAGTATGACTGTCTATCTTTTCTTTCTCTGATTGAATTACAACCTGAATAATATAATGACAAAATATGTTCACTGTTTACAGTGTAAGATTCATTTTTTTGATTCGTAATTTTATACATTATATCTCGACCTCTTCCTAAGTTTAAAACTGTTCTTGCTGATGAATCATCTCCCATTAATAAATCACCAACTTTTACGTCTTGAACCAACTTTATAGATCCATCATACATAATTAAAGGTGTATTCAAGGCTAAGCACTTTCCCGATCCTGGTAGCCCCGTTATAATACAATGAAGATAATCACCATCCTTGTTTCTAAGGTGCATTCCTTGAAGATAGTAAATGATTTGAAAAAAAATGGATTCTTTAACGGATTTCATACCAATCATATTTTTGAGTTCAATTAAATGAGGTAGAATATCCCAAAGCATCAAAACATTTATATTTTTATAAAACTTTGATGAGCTTCCAATTTCTATTAGATCATCTATTGAATTTATTGGTGGTAAAGTTTCTAATTTTGGTTTTTTTGGTATATACTTTTCTTCATCAGTAGAAGAATCAAACTTTATTTTCCTTTTTACCATCGTTGGAGTTGTTTATTTAGATTAATTTATTTATTTAAGCCTGTTTTTAAATTTTATAAATCTCCTGAAATTCCGATGAATAAAACCCATAAACTACCGTTCCATACATATAAATCCGTTCCATTTATTGTAAATTGTCCAATAGATCCAGGATTTGGTGTAGTAGCACCAGTCGGACCAGAGGATCCTGATGTGGACAAATCTGCTAGAGTATTTTCATTTGCCTGTTGTAATACTGTATTACATAACTTAAAACTTTTGTTCATTTTAAAAAAAATATACTTTGTTGTAAAATGAAAAAAATTATAATTTTAATAACACTTTTAATTACTGCAATATTTACATTTTTAATTTACGAACATTGTAGAAATAATCCAAGAAAAATACCTAAAATAATTCATCAAACATTCTCTAGTATGAATTTACCAGAAGAAACTAAATATATAATCGCTGAAAACAAAAAAAAATGTCCTGATTTTATATTTAAATTTTACACAGATTCTGACTGTGATTTATTCATCAAAAAGAATTTTAAAAAAGAAGTTTACGATGCTTATAAAAAAATTAATCCGATATATGGTGCTATGAAAGCTGATTTTTTTAGATATTGTGTATTATATAAAGAGGGTGGTGTATATCTTGACATAAAATCAAGTTTTTTAAATAATCCATTCAAATATATAAAAGAAGATGATATTTGCATTCTTGACATCAAAAGAAATAATTTAGAACCATGGAGATTTAACAAACCAACATATGAACAATGGTTATTAATTTTTGAAAAAGGTCATCCTTATTTATCTAGGATGATAGATCAAATGGTTTATTATATAAATATAAAGTTTGAACCAAAAATAGATGGTGTTGAAAGATTAAATACTAAACAAAAAATATTACATGTTACAGGACCTGATGCTTTTACAAAAGTCATAGAAAGTGAAAATGAAATCTTACATAGAAATCTTGATTATAATCAAATGGCTGTTATTTACACAACAGATTATAAAAAAATATATAAAATGAATAATATTAAACATTACAGTGAGTATAATGAACCTTTATATATATAAAATCTGCTAACCAAATGTATTTTCACCGTGGACAGTAATATAAAAAAATTTATCAGATTGTCTATCTTGTTTTTTCTGTTTATTCATGTAATTCTCGTATAGATCAGACATCAACATAGTTGGACAAATTAATGTGTTTTCACAAAACATAAATAATGCTTCATGCTGTTTACATTTAATTTGACTTCTTATTGAAATCATCAAATGACTTGCTGATATATCACCAGGAGCAAGAAATTTATTTTTTTTAAGTGTTCCAAATTTTTCATCGATATCAATAATGACAGGAATATGTGCTGGATGTTTTGCAATTATACGATTTGATTCGCTAATTCTTTCAGATAAAGAAAATCTTTCTTTGTATGTTTTAGTCATTTTATTTATCTTTTAGTAATATTTTTTTAAATTATAAAATTACGAAACTTTTTTTTAATATCTAAATCTTTTATGATTAAATTCATAAGTGCATTTTATATGAGGAAATTGTTTATTTAGTTCATTATATATATATTGTAGTACTTCTAAAGGATTTGTTTTTCCGCAAGTAAAGCAGTCGAATGCTGTTAATGCTATATCTTTTGATGTATAAGCGTGGGCTGAAATATGAGAACTATCCAATGATAGAATAGCTGAAAATCCTGGAGGAGTATCTTTATTTAAAATTTCTAAATGTTTATGAACAATTTTCATAGAAGTGCGTTCAATGGCTTCAATCATAAGATCAAAAACTAAATTTCCTAATCGATTTTCATCTCCATAAAAATTGCAAATATCTATCATTGCATGTGATCCTCTATTATTTTCTGAATTCTGTGCCATTGAATAATTAATTTTGTTTGTGATAATAATTTAAAAAATATTTTTTTAAATTCAATTTTTAATTATAATCTTATATATTTACACGGTTGTCATATCTTCAAACTTTCCATTCTTATATCTCACATCTTTTCTAATATTGTTATGATAAGATATAAAAAACGTGTCACGTTCGTTGAGTGGTATGTAATCTGTTGCCACTCCAAAATTGCTAGGAGGATAATGAGCTAAAGCTTGCTTATTCTTCTTTCTCAAACTATCACCATTGTAAGTATTGGTAAAATAGAATAGAGATGTTGCGATATTTAAAATTTTTGAAAAAACCATTTTATTCAGATATTATATTTTATTATTTAAAAAAAATAATAATAAAATCAATTTTTTTTACATATCAGGTATATTTTGATTATATTCGTCTTCATCATAATCAATTTCGACATCTTCATGTTCGGGTTCGTCTTCTCCAAAATCAATTTCAACCGCTTCACCAGATTGCATTAAATCTTTCATTTCTTTGATTTTATAACCCTTCCATCTAAAACCCTTATCCAAATCACCCCATATTTTAATAAAATATTCTTTGATTTCATTTTTATCCGGGATGCTTGATATTGAACCTGGAAAAGCATCTTTATACCAAAGTTTAAATTCATTATTTAGTTCATTTAGTTCCAAATATCTATCTTTTGAAGGGGTGATCTTCTCTTCAATAAATTGTCTGAATCGATCATTTTGTTTTTGATAGATAGCTGTAGCTATTCTAACCTTTTCAGGTTCAATACGAATTGTAATTTTCTGTCTATGTCTCAATAAAACCCATGCAAATGCTTCAACTAATTCAGGTATTTTCTTTCCAAATTCTTTGTCCATAGGAAAACGTTTTTCTTTCAATTGCTCTTCATATGTACTTGGACACGGTTCACCAGCTCTTACGAAAGTTGATTCAAAAGGTATAACTTTCACACGATTAAATGTTGCTTTGTCAGCGTGTTTTAACCTTGGTAACTTATTACAAATGAAAATCAACTTGAATAGGGGCTTAATTTCTCTCGTTTGCTTTCCTTTTTCAAACAAGTCACGAACAAAGTATGAATCATCTCCTGATAAAGTTTTAAGATATCCAATATTGATTTCCTCATCACCATCGGGTTCTTCTAAAACTGCCCATCTAACACCTCCTCCTGCTCTTGCAAGTTCTGGATTTGCAGCCCCATTTGCAACCTTCTTGCCTGTTAATAAAGTTGTGCTAAACTTAATAGCATAATCACCCATCATTTTTTCAAATATATTCTGTGTAACTGATTTTCCATTATCTCCATCACCTGTCCAAAAAAGCACAACTTTTTGATGATTACCGCCAACGAATACATCAGACGCTTGATCCATAAAATATTGTCTAACAGATTTATCAGGGAATACTTTTTCAAGAAAATCATATACTGCGAAAACTCTAGGATCAGTTTCAGTAAATTCAATATAATTTATCGGCATACATTTACTAAGATAATCTTCTGGTTTTCCGCTACGAAATATGTTTTCACTCAAATCATAAACACCATTTTGAAATGCAATGATATAAGGATTAGTATCTAATTTTCTATAAAAATATTTGTCATAAAATAGATCGGCTGCTTCCTTCATCACATTTCCTTTATAAGGAGCTGATTTCAAATTTACAATCATTTTATGGGTTTGTTTAATTCTTTCTTGGAAAGTTTTTTCTTCGGCTTTATCACAGGTGGATTGTTGTGTAAATAATGTTCCTCCATAAGCAGAGTATTTTTCAACGACATCGGTTGAAATATGATTTCTTAGAAAAACACCTTCTTCAATTTCTTCCCATTTATGATTGGAGAATTGATACCATGTTCTATTTGATATACTACCACAAACAAATTCCGTGCAAAATTCATTATGTAATAGTTTTGCGATATCATAATGTGAACCTTGTAGCGAATCTTTTACAAATTTTTGACCTTCTTCATATTTAAATTTCAAATATTCAGATGGATTGTCAATTGAAACATAATATTTCAAAGTTCCGATTGAATATTCCTTTTTAATCATTTTACCCCATTCCAGAATACAAACATCTTCATCGAATTTTTCAGAGTCTCTTTCAGAAAATTCAATCCATAATTCTAACGCTTCATCACTACCATCACCTATATTATAAAGAACCCAGCCGATTTCCATCCATTCTTTATACGATTCGCACCTAAATTGTGATAGGAATGGTAAAAGTTTTTTTGCACTTTTTAAATCATCCTGAACAGATACTTTTAAATTTTTCTTTTCCTTTATTTGTTTATTATTATTATTATTTTTCACTTTATGTTGTTCTTTCAAAGGTGAAATAAGACCATGTTTAATTTCATTTATTTGTCTATGATGAGGATTTATACTTAAGATTCTTGGTAGATACATTCGAAATTCATCTTTCATTTCAATCAAGTTCTCATTCGTATCAAATATTTGATAATATTTAAAAGCATCTTCCAATTCAATTTCATCGCAATCTGAATCGTAAACTTTAGAAAATAAATAAGGTTCCATGTCAGCTGATTTACTACTTCCATACATCAACCAAGGTACATTCGTAACACCTGTATCTAATGGTTCACCTGAATCTTCTATTCCAAGATTTTCAAACACTTTCAATTCCTTCAACATATTTTTTACTCTTGGAATCAAATGGATTTCAATTTCTGTCTTTTTTAAAAAAACAAATGGAAAGTGTAAATGATAACCATTTTTATAATACGTGATTTCTTCGCCATGATCATTTCGTTTGATTGAATATATTGGTTTTTCTAATAATATACATAATAAATTTTCATCGTTACATCCTTCAACAATTGTTCTCAAAACAGATTGAAATATTCCAATAGTATCCTTCACATTTTTTTCTGTGTATAAATGCTTTCTAGAAATATCCAAATCATCTGTTAATCTAAGTTTAATATCAAAATCGGCAAATACTGGTAAATGACTACCGGGTTTTTCAGCTAAACCCATAATAGCATCAGGATCATTATAAATTATATTATTATATATATCCCAGAATTTGTCCAAATTATCACGTCCAAACCTAAATTTACCTTTCGGATCTATTAAAGACACATGTGAATGAAATAAATCATCTACATAATGCTTTTTTAAAAATTGTATCATTGTTGAATTCATATTATAATTTAATTAAAGATTTATTTTTAAATTTTCATTTTTTTCTTTTTCTTTTTTTCAATTTTTGATTTACTTTGGAAAAAACTATTTAAAAACTTTGGTTACAATAAATAAAAAACGACAATGTTTGGAATGAAATTTTACTCAAATGATGAAGAATCGACAAAACAAGATTCTTCTGACATGTTTATTATTGATGGTGAAAACAAATCAACCACAGAAGATAATATCAGCAATGTGGATTTGAAACAAGAATTTTTTAATAAATGGAAGGATTCAATCAACGAAATTGTTGAAGGAAGTGAAAAATGTCAATATATCGGGAATGAAAGCTGTAACGGTAAACAATACGATTGGAATGCTGATAAGTTTGTAAATAAAGATGATGAAAATGCAAATGAAGAAGATGAAAATACCAATGAAGAAGATGACAACGACGATGAACAGATTAAAGACAATGATGAAAAGATTAATGAAGACGATGATGAAAAGATTAATGAAGACGATGATGACGAAGATTCAGTTGATAAATTATATATAATCAGTTTGGACGGAGTCCCATATTATTACGAAAATGATTTGATTTCTGCTAGATCAAAAATGTGGGATATCGCAAATAATATTTTGAAAAAGGATTTCGTAAAGGATTTTGAAAACCCAAATTATATTTTCACAAATAATTTGAATAAGGTTTCATTGATATCACCATATAACTTTTTCGGATTAAACTATCATCATACTATTTGTGAATTACAAATTGATTATGTCGTAAGATACAAGAAATAAAGAAAAAATAATTTTTATTTTTATTTTATATTTTAGTGTATAAAATAAAAATGAGATGTCAACAATATTCTACACTCGGACATTATTTTAATATAATGATGCCTGTGAAAAAAAGTGATTTCGATAAACAAGTTACTGAATCTTTTGAAACAAAATGCACTAACGCCCAACAAAAAACTTGTGATAATATTGGTGGAAAAAAATGCGTAATTGGTGTGAACGACAGTGCTATATGCGAGGTCGGATCAACACATGAATATCAAAAAAATATGCTTGGTAATAAATAACTTGAAATTTTACACCCTTGAAGATTTAAAAAATTATCCTAAAGTTATCCACTATACGACCATTTGCTTTTACAACTCAAACATTCATTAAATGTTGTCGATATTTCATCACCTCCTCTAGTTTGTTTTGTGAATGAATAAACTCTCTTAGATCCACATTTACATTCAGTGATTCCTTCGACTATTTCAAATGGTTGAATAATGAAATTATCTTGCTCTATTTCCTCTTGTATATACTCATTCAGTGAAGAATGTTTCCAATTGACTTTGAAGTTTTTAATATCATTCAATGTGTCTTTTAGTTTCTTTCCATTACTTATATCATTGACAACTTGAAATGTTATATTTTTGTAAATATTTTCATCGTCGTTAGACACTTCGAAAATATTCTTTTCTAATATATTAACATTGTTTTCATTTTTAACCACTAATTTAAGTGTGTTTTCAACAACCGTTCTTAAAGCTATTTCAAGCATTTTGATTTTTTTTTTAATAATTAAATTTTTTTTCAATTTCTTATTTCCTTCTAAATATAAATAAATAAATGAATTGGTGTACGTTTTTTTTCATAATAGAAATATTTTTACTTATATACTTACTTAAATTAATTTATAAACCTTGTATATTTGAAAGAATAGAAAATTTTGTTTTAAGAAAAGAACTCGGAACTAATGATGTTGACCCTAAATTAAAAATTTTATCAGATAAAGTTAGTAAAATGTTTTCGGATGATATTAAATATACTGGAATTTTGTCAAATATAAATAAAAAACGTATGCTTAATGAAATATCTCTTTTCAAAGGAAATAAATCATATACGATTAATAAAGAGCATATATACATGTGTTTAAAAGATGAAGATAATAATTACTACGATGAAAATATGCTTATATATGTTTTATTGCATGAAATTGCCCATAGTATTTGCGACGAAATTGGTCACACCAAGAAATTTCATAAAATTTTCGACGCTCTTTTAGATAAAGCACACGAGATGAATATATATGATCCAAATCTCCCATTAGTAAGAAATTATTGCAATTATAGTAATAATAGTAATTAAAACTTTTTATATTTATAAAAAAATATAAAATGATTGAAAATAGGTTCATAAAATCGGTATTCATTTTATAAAGATTCAGTTCTTAAATTAGGATGTTGATGTTAAAACCCACCTTGATTGAGAACCTGTTCCACCGACTGTTAAATCGGTAACATAAATAAATGTTGCTGTTGAATTTACTCCAATAGTTTTATTAGCAACCCCTAATATAAAACGATTGCTTGCGATTGAAGAAGTTTGTTCTTCAGAAAATGTTTGATTTTTATTTGAATTATTAGCTATTATGATAAATCTACCACTAGTTCCATTAGCAAATCCATTAATATTTGATTCAGTAGTTCCTGTTATTTTGAAAAAAGAATTATTTGAAAGATTAAAATCGTCTATAGTTGAAGTCGATGGTATAGATGTTCCTTCTGTAAAAGTAAGTGTGCCTGAATAAGAAGGTCCCGTTGGACCAGTTGATCCTGTATTCGACGCCGAACCACCTGGTCCTGTGTATCCTGTATAACCAGTTCTTCCAGTATAGCCAGTATAGCCAGTATAGCCAGTATAACCAGTATAACCAGTATAACCAGTATACCCTGTTCTTCCTGTGTAACCAGTGTATCCTGTTCTTCCTGTGTAACCTGTATAACCTGTATACCCTGTGTAACCTGTTCTTCCTGTGTAACCTGTATAACCTGTTCTTCCTGTGTAACCAGTGTATCCTGTTCTTCCAGTGTACCCTGTTCTTCCAGTGTATCCTGTGTAACCTGTGTATCCAGTGTATCCAGTGTATCCTGTTCTTCCTGTTGAACCTGTTGAACCAGTATTAGTTGAGCTACCGGCAACTCCAGTATATCCTGTATATCCTGTTACACCAACTGGACCTGTAGCCCCTGTATTAGTTGAGCTACCAGCAGCTCCTGTGTACCCTGTGTAGCCAGTATATCCTGTTGATCCTGTTGATCCTGTATTAGAAGCCAAACCAGGAGCTCCTGTGTATCCTGTGTAACCTGTATATCCTGTATATCCTGTATATCCTGTTAACCCTGTGTAGCCTGTAAAACCTGTGTAGCCTGTAAAACCTGTGTACCCACTGTAACCTGTTGTTCCGGTAAATCCAGTATAACCTGTAAAACCAGTATAACCTGTATACCCAGTATAACCTGTGTATCCTGTGTACCCTGAGTAACCTGTAAAACCTGTGTAACCACTATACCCTGTATAACCTGTGTAACCCGTGTAACCTGTGTAACCAGTATACCCTGTGAAACCCGTTAGACCTGTGTACCCTGTGTATCCTGTGAACCCAGTAAATCCTGTGTAGCCTGTGTATCCAGTAAATCCTGTGTATCCTGTAAAACCTGTGTACCCAGTATACCCTGTATACCCTGTAAACCCTGTGTATCCTGTAAAACCTGTGTACCCTTGTTGTCCAGATAATGACAATGACCAATTTGATGATGTCGCAAAATTCGAAGTTCCGCTTTTCGATAAAACTTTAGCTGTTAGAATAAATCCAGATCCCTCAACAACCATTTGTGTTATAATACAATAGTAGATAACAGATGAATTATTATCATTTAAATCGACATATTGCCCAAAAGACCAAACTGTATTATTTTGATACCCTACTGTTCCAAAAGAATATTCTTCTCCTAAAGTTGCATCTGTTGTGACTTCGTAATCTAAACCAACAATTTCAAATCCAAAACCTCTTGAACCTGTGTATCCTGTGTAACCAGTATAACCTGTATAACCAGTAGCCCCAGTGTTAGTTGCGACACCAGGTATTCCTGTTGGTCCGACGACATGACCAACATTCTGGAATCCAAATCCAGAAAATGGACTTATAAGTTCACCTATAACATTATTATTATCAATAACGGTATAGTGATTATCACTACTATCATATGAAAAAATCGAAGGTGTAATACATAACAATAATAATTCTGTCCCTGTAATATTTTCAAGAGGAGATATAGGAACAGTAAAATTATCTGTGTAAACAGGGGTTCCAATTACATAACGAAAATTTGTAATATATCCACTAAAAGCTTCTGCAACACTACCAATTGTTTTTTGTCCAAGAGCTAAAAATCCTGATGTTGTATTACTAAAATCAAATGTTCCCGGTTCTTGTTGTCCATTTACATAAACTTTCCATGTATCGGAACCAGTTCGAACAATAGCAATATGATTCCATGTATTTTCAACTATTTGAGAACTTCCAGTAAATAAAAATGAACCAGAAGTTGTGATTGATATATTACCATTAATAATTGATACATCAATTCCATCACCACCATCATCTTGACGTGTTTGTAACATTCCGAATGTGCTTCCATTAACTTGGTTTGGATAAAACCACCATTCATAAGTTGTAGATGTATTTCCAGGTGTAGTTACAGTTGTATAAACATACTGATTATAATTTTTTAAAAATTTTATACTTGCTTGTAAAAATTCATTATAAGCCCATAAATCACCCGTATCTATTGTAATAACACTGTTTCCCGATGAAGGATTTGGGAAAATAATAGGTATTTCAGAACTTGTATTAACACTTCCTAAAATATTAACATTTAATCCTTTTGCACCTGTGTAACCTGTGTAACCTGTAAATCCAGTGTATCCTGTAAATCCGGTGTAACCTGTAAAACCTGTGTAACCTGTAAATCCAGTGTATCCTGTAAATCCGGTGTACCCAGTAAAACCCGTGTAACCTGTAAAACCTGTGTAACCTGTAAATCCAGTGTACCCTGTAAATCCTGTGTACCCTGTAAATCCAGTGTATCCAGTAAAACCTGTGTGGCCTGTATATCCTGTGTAGCCTGTATACCCTGTATACCCTGTGTAACCAGTTGTACCAGTGTTTGTGGCAAAACCGATGGGACCTGTTGGTCCTGTAAAACCAGTATATCCGGTTGACCCAGTTGGTCCTGTTGGTATTCCCTCACTCTCTATTCTAACAACAAATTCACTGACTACGTTATCAATTATTGAATTTCTTAAAATAAAACTTCCTCGGTCAGTAACTGCATCAAAACTAGTAATAATAGGAACAACATTATTATTTAGTGTAAAAGATGTATTGCTACGATTTAAATTATTCTTCTTCATTTATTTTTATTATAAATGATTTTTTTAAAATTTCATATTATCTACAAAACATAAATATTTGAATGCTTGTAACTGAATTAAAACATCATTCACATCATCTCTTTTTTTCATTATCCCAACATCACTCATTGTTTCGAAATCTTCTCGAAGAGACATTATATAAAACCCTTCTTGAACACTCCATTTTTTTCTTTCCCTGTCACCTAATGTTTTAAATTTTGTTTTACCTGTTTTTGTTTTAGCTTCTGTTTGAGGTGCTCCTAATACTATCGTTTTATAATAAGCGGGAAATTCTATAACTTTAAGATCTCTGCTGTAATTCATCATAAAATATGATTGACAACTTTGTCCAAGTTTTAAAGCCATAGTATTAATTTTTTTACCGAATGCCATTTGTTTTTCAACGATTACGTATGAGACTTTGTCCCAATATTCTTTATATTCATCCAAAACATCAAACATATTATAACATATATCAGAATCGAAATATTTTTCTTTATCGGTGCCTTCTGTCAGATTTACATTTTTTAACAATTTATTATCACCATTCTTGTAAATTTTCTCCATTAAAGACGCAAATTCTTTAGTACAAGTTCCATTATTAAAATATCTATCTTCTTTTTTAATATTTTTTATTGATTTTAGATTAGTGAGATTGATTTCTTCAACATAAAAAGAAAAATTACATTTTCCTATATCAAAAGAAGCAATCCATATTATTTCATCTTCATCTTCCATATTTATATTATATTTTTAATATTTTAAGCTAAGTTTTTTATAATGATATAAAATATAAAATAATTATAAATAAAATGCAACAAGAAGAAATAACATGTGTGAAACTAATATAAATAATAATTTCAATAATTTTCTTTTCAACACGGGTATTCTTAATAAAGATTCAAAAACTCTTCAAAATGATAGAAAAAATACATTTCAATTCGTTTGTTTACCAGTGCGTTTAGCATTGGCTTTATTTTTATTGTATCTATCAGATTTATCACAAATAAACATATATGTTCAAAATATATTTTCTATTATTATCATAGCCTTTTCGATATATAATTTGCAAACAAAATCCAAGAAATCTGTTAAATGTCAATGGTGGAACAACACACTTGAAATTAATTTGATTTATTTAGTTTTATTTTTTATTATAATTGGATTTGTCTGTGAATTAAAAACTTTGAAAATAGTTTCGTTATATATGATATTTAGTATTTTTATAGGATTATCACAAAGCGTTGTTCAAAATCCGTTTATAGTAGTTTAAAAAAATATTTTATATAATAAAAATAATAACATGCATAAAAACAAACATGTGCTAAGTTGTTTAAAATTTATTGCAAATATTAAAGTCAATGAAAAAATAAATCTACGGTATTTATCTCTTCAAGAAGATGGTTTTTTCACTCAACTATTAAGAACATTGAATCAGGACAATAGACAAAAAACACTTGTTTTTATAGATGAAACTATCCATAAAGCATTTGAACTTATCAAATGTTATGAAAATTCAAAACTTATGTCTGAAAAAATTATGTGCGATAATTTAATTTTAGATTTAAAATCTTCGCGTGAAGGTATAGAAAATTTAAAAAAAACTTATAGCACGGATCTAAAATTTATTTGCGACCTTAATTGTCTTCTTGAATTTATAGATGCAAATTTACTAGAATTAAGTCCTAGATTACCTATATTATTATCACCTTCTTCAAATGGAATGATGGATGATTTACCTCCACCGCCTCCTTATATACCACCTTTAAGTCTACCACCCCCTTCAACAGATACAAAAAAATAAATAAATGAATTTCTCTTTATATCTATTAAACCTATAAAATATACTTAAATATGTAAGATTGAATTTTAAACAATAAAATTAGTATAAAAAAATAAAATGTTGTATTAAAAAAAAAAGATGAGTTTCAAACTATCAAATATTGTTCTTGACAAAATAAACAAGACAACTGTAAATCAAGTTGAAGTTGTGTCTGGAGAAGCAACGTTGAATCCCAGTATACCAACAACCAAACTAATGGCAACATCAAATTATTCTGTATATCTTCCAAATGGAAAAATTGGGCAACAAAAAATAATTACTACTGTAGGAAATGGTAATGTGACAATCAATTTCAATTCAGGATATCTTGACGAAGGAGCTAATTCACGAACTTTACATGATTCGGGAGATATGCTTATATTATGGGCCTCTATACACGGATGGCATTATGAATCACGTATATGGGATTAAAATTTCTTCTTTAATTAGTTTTTAATACTTTTTTTGTATTAAAAAGATTTGTTAGTATATGTTTTTTTTAATATATAGAGTGAATAATTAACAATAATTATAAGAAATGAAGCATAATCTAATAGATACTTTTTTCAATAGTTCTCTTGGATTCGGAGAACATAAACAAGTTGCTGTTGATTTACTAAAGATAACAACAACTATTCTAGATGAATTTAATATAGACTATTTTTTAATTTCTGGCACATTACTTGGATTGAAAAGACATAATGATTTTATTCCATTCGATGATGACATTGATTTAATAGTTAGCTCAGATATAAAAGACAAAGTTCCTGATATAATGAAAAAATATAATTCAGAAATTAGTTTACTTGTTAGGGACGACATTATAAAAACTTGTTTCAAAGACAAGGTTATCAATTTAAATAACTTCAAAATATGGTCAAAACATTTATTAAATAAAAAAGATTCATATTGTTGGCCATTTATTGATTTGTTCATTTTTGAATATTCAACCGATAGAAAGTTCATTCATTTCTTTGAAAAAGATTGGGATATTGAAGAATTTTTTCCTAATCAAAGAATAGATTTTAATGGTATAAATATTTCAATCCCAAGAAATCCCGATTATTTCTTATCAAAAAATTATGGAAAAGATTACATGAAAATTTTAAAATCATCTAATTGGAATCACAAAAAAGAAATAGGTATTTCAAAAACATATATTATAACAATCGAGGAATATTTTCAATATATAAAGAAAAAAACATCTAAATAAAAAATGTTTCACGATGAAAATATAAAAAATGGAGTTGACGCAAAATTACTTGTTTACGAAGAGAATGCATCCGTTATTTCTGATAAACAAATTAATCTTCAGAACATAATTAAAAATAACTTCTTTAAAAATAATTATGATAATAATTCGAATTGTATTCTTATAAATATTGAAAAAGATTCAGAAAGATATCATAGAAGCATAGATGAATTCAAAAAAATATCATTATCTAATTTTTTTCACCTAAAAGCAACTTATTGGAAAAAAAGAAAGGAATTCATTGAAGATCTAAATAAAATTTTACATTTTTTTAAAAAATTTAACAATGATATAATTTCACTTCCGGTTGAAATGAATGAATTTTCTGAAGTTAGTGATTCAAATATATATATTCAAGACGGACCTCTCGCTTGTTACTGTAGTCATGTCAGATCATTAATTTATGGTTATAAAAATTTCAAAGATTACACGATTATTGTCGAAGATGATATATCAATCACAAATACTGAAAATATTGAAAAATATTTACCACTAATACCAGATGACTGGGACATTATTTATTTAAATTCATCTCCAAAAAAATACAATTATGGTGATAAACCTTATTATAAATTTGTAGAAGATTTTCATTCAGGTCAGTTTTATATAGTTAGAAATAGTTGCATTGAAACTTTATTAAAAAATTTCTATCCTATTACAGATCAGGTTGATGTTTTAACGTCGAATCTTCACAAAATTTTAAATATTTATAACATTGTTGACACAGTATATCAACGTAATATTTCTACTAACACACAAAATAATTTACATGTTATTTTCAATTCACCCAACTATTCTATTCTAAGAAGTCATATTCAAACTATTCAAAACATATTAGATGAATTCATTAACGCGGAATTACCTGAGAATCATACTAATAATAAAATTATATTAGAAAATATACTATTCGACGTTTTATATTCTTTCATAAGCAACCCTTTTAATTTTGACTCATCATCTAATTATTTTATAAAAGCGCAATATGATAATGTAAAGGAAATCAATGAAAAATCAGAATTATTTCAATTATTAAAATCAGTAGAAATGGTTATAAGATGCAGCAAAAAAGGTATTAATTCAGAACTAGTTTCTTTATCTCTTGTCAATAATATAATAAACACTATAAGGTCTTTTAAAAAATATCATAATAAGATTGATAAAAATTTTGGATGTGAAATTAAATCTTATAATTATGGTTCGACTTCTCACACTTACATTCTTGAAAAACATAATATAATTTTGAAATCCTATCACGATGAATTTAGATGGAAAATTAAAGGTCATGAAAAATCAAGATCGATTTATGAAAAAGAATTAAATATATCCAAAAATATTTGCAATTTAGTTATATATGACGAACATAATAAAATATTGTATTTAAAATATTTAGGAGAATCACTTTACACTAATTTTGTTCTTCCTTCTGATTGGAAAAAACAAATTATTCATATTTTTAATGATTTGACAAAGAAAAATATATATTACCCTGAATTTAATATAAAAAACATATTAAATAAAAATTCAAAACTTCATTTTATCGATTTTGGTTTAGCTATTGTCAAAGAATCTCCTGACAACAATAAAAATTGTGAAAATTTTTTAGAATTACTTCAAATATTACAAGAAAGATTTCAACGCACAACGAATAATAATGACAGACTTGTATTATATAACACTTTTATAAATAATATAAAAGTTCATAAGATTGAAAAATATTTAAACAACATCTTCTAAATCTTCTTTAGTTGTTATTTTTTGAAGACTTTTAAAACTTCCTTTTACCATTTCATATTTAATTTTTAATAAATCTAATAATGGTATTATTTCCCAGCATATTCGCCTTTCGTTTGTTATATAATTCGAAAAAAGAAAGAAGAATAGACCGAAATTTGCACAAACAGGTGTGCAAATTTCTATAAAATCATCCCTGTTAACTTCTTCATAGCTATTATTATTACATTTAAGTAAACCGTTGGTTAAATTTAAATAATACTGACTATAAAAAATATCATCTTTCACAACAGATAGTAAATTATTTATATGTTTTTCTTTAATAAATGGCCTTGAACCATCATGAATTATAATATTATTTAATATATCTTTTGAAAAATTTTTGTATATAAAATTCAATCCCGTATCTATTGATTCTAATCTATCACCAAAATCATTCGTAATAATAAAAATGTGTTCATGATCATGTTCATCTATTATTTCTTTGACTTCATTAAAACAAATTCTATTTACAACTACCACAACATAATCCAACGTGTTTGCTAATATTTTTAAAGAATAAACAAATAAAGGTATAGAATCAATTTTATATAATTGTTTACAAATATTATTATCAAAACGAGTTCCGAAACCTCCTATCAAGAATAGTCCTATATTTTTTGAACCTTTAGTTATTTGAGATGGAACTATATTTTTTAAGTTTTTTATATTATATATTAAATTATTAGTATCAAAATCTAATCTAAATTTTGACTTAAGATGATGAATACCGTCTTCTGAAAAATAAATTGGTATAGCATATTTTTTGTTCGAGGTTAATTCTATTTGATATTCTAAATCACATGATAAATACAAACCGCTATTTTTATTCAAAAGATATTTTTCATCTATTACTTCCCATTCAAATATTTTTTCAGATGAAATGAATATTTTATCATGTTTCATTTTTTTTATTTATTTTGTATTTTTCATTTTTTTGGATTTTTCTTTTATAAAAAAAATGATTTTATTTTTTATTTTTTTAATTCAATTCACTTTCAAATGTCTGCTATTACTTTGACTTTAGGCGATAGAGCTGAGAATAACGTAGGTATGGAGAAGATCGGAGTTTTATCTAAGGAAGGATTTACGATAGGATGATTTAGAAAAAGTTAAAGATGAAATTGGTGATGGAGCTGATATTATTGAATTGAAATGTGATGACGGGGAAGAAACCGTAAAAGATAAGGCTTATTTATTAATAATAAGAGATGGTGTAAATAAAATATGCGATGGTAGACTAAGTGAACTAAAAAAAGAGCAGTTTGGTCTTAAACCCGACCGTTATGCGTATATGTACGGTAGAGTAGTAAATAAGCATGCCAGAGGTAATTTATGTTTTGATGATGTTGGACATGAAGCCGATTATGAAAACAAAAAGGGGACAGTTGTAGGATATGATAGCGTTCCTATGACTAAATTATTAAGAGAAAGAGTATGTCTTATGTTGGGAGATAAAGGCAAAGATTTATGTTGCGAAGGTAATTATTATTATGACATAAAAAAATGCGGAATAGGATTTCATGGAGATGCCGAAAGAAGAAAGGTTGTAGGTATAAGACTTGGTGATAGTATTCCATTACATTTTCAGTGGTTTTATAAAAGTGAAAGTGTAGGTAAAAGAATAAAATTTGAATTAAATGATGGTGATATGTATATAATGAGTGATAAAGCTGTAGGTTTTGATTGGAGAAAGAAAAATATTATGACTTTGAGACATGCAGCGGGAAGTGATAAATTTTTAGAAATAAAAAAGAAAATGCAAAAAAAAGATGCTTGGGTTTGATTTATAAAAAAATTGATAAAAAAATTTTTCCCTTGCAAAAAATCACAACTCCGAAATGTCTCCTCCCAATCAGCAAAATGGAAATAATCAAGTATCTGATGATATCACAGATGATGATATGCCTGAACTCGAGAATTCAATGGATTTCATAGAAAATTCGAGTCATATTTGCTACACAGATTATACTATAATTTGGTATGAGAACTATTATAATGGGATGCAGCCATATTTAGATCAGAATAATTTTACAGTTTGGAATCCAAACCCAGCAGAAGAAACTGATTGTGATGAACAAGATGATGATAATCAAGATTACAGTGACATGCCTGAACTTGAGAATGATCAAAACGTCATTTTTTCGGATAGTTTTATGGATAATGTAGAAGTGAATGACAACGTTTTGGATATTGGAACAAACTTTGATTTTTTAGTAGAGATGAATTAAATAAAGAAATAAATTTTTTGTAGTAATTTTTTTATTTATTTTGTATTTTTTTTAATTACAAAATAAAAACTTTAAGCATCTCCTTTTACTAAAAATCCTGTGGGACTTATACAAAAAAATGGCACAGTTGATGCATTATCAAGTCCACTAGTTGTATTATAAAAACAAAGTTGAGCTGATGAATTTTCACCTAGAACCCAATTATTTCGACCATTTATTTTCAATCCACCTGACGGACCATTAGTTGCTGAACCCATTGAAGTTGTAAATAAACCATTCGCTGCTGAAACAGTTGATGAAGTAATTGTTGTTGCTGATACATTTTCACCCTTTAAATCTCCTTCAACATTACCTTTTAAATTTCCTGTTACGTCTCCTGTTAAATCTCCTTCAACATTACCTTTTAAATTTCCTGTTACATCTCCTGTGACATTACCTTTCAAATTTCCTGTTACATCTCCTGTGACATTACCTTTCAAATTTCCTGTTACATCACCGGAAACATTACCTTTTACATTTCCTGTTAAGTCACCAACAACATTTCCTTTTACATTCCCTGATACATCACCGGATAATGGTCCGTATAAAACTTTACCAGTTATTGAAGATGCTGATATATTACCTCCTGAAATTAAATTACCTGTTAAATTTCCTGTTACGTCACCAACAACATTCCCTTTTAAATTACCTGTTACGTTACCTATAACGCTACCCGTCAAAGGTCCATACAAATTAATAGCCGAAACTGATGATGCTGACAATTTTCCTGAAGTAGTAACATCACCATTGCTACTAACTTTAAAAGGAGAATCTTCATATCCAGTAGGTCCAGTTCCTACATATAAGACATTTGATGCTTGTGAATATCCTGTGGTTATTAAATTATTTGAATTAATTGTACCGGTTGAAGACAAATTTGTAAAATCACTTACTGTTTTTATAGGTAAATTACTTGGTATTAATATTGGATTTATTAATCCATTTTGAAATAATTGAGATCCTCCAACTGTAATATTATTTGAATCATTAAAAACAACACCTTTTGTGAAAATTGGTTGACTATTATAAGTTACTTTTACACCTGATCCAAAAGTAACTGTTTGTCCAGATCCTTTAAATTCAATATTTTGTCCTGTTCCTGCAAAATTTACATTTTCACTCGTGAAATTTGAAACAGTTGAACCCACATTATGATAGTTACCCATGAATAGCTGACTATTTTGTCCATCGTTATTTAATCCTGATACAACATTTCCCATTTTATTTACTTTATTATTTGTCTATAATAAAAAATATTTAGTTATTTTTTTAAAAAAATTGAATTTCAACATAAAAATTTATATTAAAATCACTTGATATATCTGAAAATTATAACGAATTACATGAATCATATTATAATGACACCTATTAATTTAATTTCTAAAACATTGACATCAAACGGAAAAAAAGCTAAATCTGATTATCTCAGAGAAAAGAATTTTGAAGAAAACGGAAATAATCCAAAATGGGATGACTCTAAATTAAATAATGCAAATATAGGAGATTATTTTGCATTTGTGCACCAAAAAGAAAATCGAGTTGAGATATACAAAATTGAAAGTATTGCATTAGCAAACACACGCCCAAATTATTGGGATTTACCAGATCACCAACAAAGAAACGTAATTCATTTATCATCTTTTGTAAAAGAAATAACATGGATTGAAATGAAAAATATAATTGGATATAAAGATGCATTTTTACTCAGAGGAACTCAACGAAGCAAGAAAAGTGTATCTTTGTAAGGGGTTGTTGAGTGGAATTTTTTAATCTTAATAATAGATTAAAAAAAATATTATATTTCATCATTTTCTTCGACTTTTACATTTTGTTCTTTTTTATATTTCGCAAATTCTTCTTTGTGTTCTTCATAATATTTTTTGTTATACTCAGTCATTTCTTCTTTATGTTCTTCCTTGTATTTTTTACAATTTTCTAAATGCTTTTCTTTATTTTGTTCATAATATTTTCTATTCAGTTCATTTAATACTTCTTTATTTTTTTTACGATATTCATCTTGATATTTTTCTTCTTCGGCATTTTTTTCACTCTGAATTTGTTGAAAATATTTTATTTGCTCTATATTCTCTTCTCTGTGTTCAGATGCGCGTTCACTTAAAGTTTCTTTATTACTTTCACAATATTCATATGCTTTTACAAAAAGTTCATCTTTGTGTTCTTCTCTGTAAATTTTATGAGTTTCCGCTATAT